CTACGACGCAATTCCTCTTCAACCGGGCGCAGAGCTACATTCACGAACGGCTAGAAGCGCAGCGTCATCAGATCGGGCGCGTGCGAGCGCTTATCCTGAAGGGGCGTCAGCAAGGATGCTCAACGTACGTCGGGGGGCGCTATTATCACCGGGCGACGCATACGCGTGGGTTGCGAGTGTTCATCCTGACTCATGAGGACGCCGCGACGCAAAATCTATTCGACATGGTGACGCGGTTCCATGATAACTGTCCGGAGGCGGTGAGGCCGGAAACCGGCGCGGCCAACGCCAAGGAGTTGATGTTTCCCGGCCTCGATTCGGGGTACAAGGTAGGGACGGCGGGGACTCAAGGGACGGGACGTTCTGCTACGATTCAACTTCTACACGGCAGTGAGGTCGGATTCTGGAAATTCGCCGAGACACACGCCGCTGGCATTCTCCAAACTGTGCCTGATGAGGATGGGACGGAGATCATCCTCGAAAGCACGGCGAACGGGATGGGGAATTTCTTCCATCAGCGGTGGCGTGCCGCGGAACAGGGAGAGGGCGACTACATCGGCGTCTTCGTCCCCTGGCTATGGCAGGACGAATATCGTCGCTCCGTGCCGCCGGATTTCGTCGCGACAGACGAAGAGGTCGAGTACGCCGAGCTGCATGGAGCCGACCTCGAGCAAATCGTCTGGCGGCGCCATAAGATCGGCGAGTTGAAAGACCCGTTGCTTTTTAAACAGGAATATCCCGCAACTGCTCAGGAGGCGTTCCAGACCACCGGCCACGACAGCTATATCAAGCCGGAGGCGGTACTACGAGCTCGCCAGGCCAAACGAGAATCATGGGGGCCGCTGATTATGGGCGTTGATCCCGCACGTTTCGGCGATGATCGGTTCTCGATCGCTTATCGACAGGGGCGAAAGGTGCATCGGGTAGAATCGAAGAGCAAGATCGATGTCGTCGCGGGGGCCAATTGGGTAAAGAGCGAAATCGATCGTGAAAGGCCGGATCGGGCCTTCGTCGACGTTGGCGGCTTAGGGGCGGGCGTCTACGACATTCTGGTGTCGTGGGGCAACCCCTACGCGCGGATTTGCGTTGCGGTCAATTTTGCTTCGGAGCCGCAAGAACCTGTTGAAATTCTCGAAGACGGGTCAAAGCGTCCCGGTCCACGCAATCGGCGCGCGGAAATGTGGAAGCGGTCGCGCGACTGGCTTGACGATGTAGGAGGAGCCGATCTGCCGGACAGCGACGCGTTGCAGACCGATGCTTGCGCGCCCGGTTATAGTTATGATATAAATCAGCGGCTTTTGATTGAATCGAAAGAGAAAATGCGCGCTCGCGGCGTTTCATCGCCTGACGAATGGGATTCGGTCGTTTTGACTTTTGCCGAGCCTGTCATTGACAATCAGGCGCTCTATCCAGATGATGTGGTGGAAGCCGACGACTCCAGCCGTTCAATCGTGACGGGGTACTAAAATGCCTTGGACCGCGTCATCTGCGACGAAACACACAAAGAAAGCGAAGGACAAGAAGGCCAAGAAGCAATGGGCCAACGTGGCCAATTCGGTCTTGAAGCGCACGGGGAATGAGGGTCGCGCGGTTCGCTCGGCGAACGCGGTCGTGGCAAAGAGGGGACGACGTCATGCCGGCTAAAGGCAAGCGAAGCCGACGAACGGATTGTCAGCGACTTCGCGATAGGTGCGGGTACGTCGTGGGCGCTTGAGGCGGCGATCGGCCGAATGCGGCGCACCTTCGAATCTGCAATGGACAAGTGAGGCCGCCGTGAGCGAACCGCAGCTTTTGAGAGTCCCGACACAATTTCGAACGGTTGACCAAGCGAATAAAATGGCGAGGATAGCCAAACGATGACCGCAGAGATCATTCCCCTGGCTGATCGCCTTCCCACATCGAGGCCCGGAAATGGCGCTCGCGAGGCGGTTCTAGCGTGGCTACAAGGGGCGCCAGTGGCGAATCCGGAACAATCTTATTTCTTCGAGGCATCCGCCAACAATCTTCTCGCATTTTTGTGGGTTGAAGGATTCAAAATCGTACCGCTGGACGGAAGCGAATGAACGCTCTTACGAGCCTCAATGACATCGATGGCGCTGTGCCGGTAAATCCGATCGCGGCCGATGGATCGCCGACGTTGGCGTCGCTGAAGCCGCCAGACCCTGAGGTCGTCGTCAAACTCAAACGCTGGATTGATTCGCCTAACATCGCGGTTGAGGAAAATGATGGCAAGCCGGACCTCAGCGACGACGAGCTGACCGCGCTTGGCGTCAAGGTCGTCCGCGAATATGAGATTGACGAAAATTCTCGCTCGGAATGGCTTGAGCGCTCGCAGGAGGCTATGGACCTCGCCATGCAGGTCGCCAAGCAAAAGCAATATCCGTGGCCGAAGGCGGCGAACGTCATCTTTCCAGTGATGACGACAGCGGCGATTCAATTTGCCGCGCGAGCGTATCCTGCCATCATCATGAACAAGGATGTGGTCAAGGGCGTCGTGATCGGCCCCGATGACGGCGTTCCGAATCCGCAGGCGTTGCAGGCGCTCGCTGCGCAAGCGCAACAAGGACAAGGACAAGGACAGGCGCCGGCGCTTGATCCTAACAATCCCTCGCAATGGGCTGTTGGTCGGGACGGCGTTCTTCAGACTCCTGGCTATAAGCAGGCCAGAGCCGATCGTATCGGCGAGCATATGTCATTTCAGCTGCTTGACGAGCAACCGGAGTGGGAGCCGGAAACTGACACGCTGTTGCATGTACTTCCGATTGTCGGCTGCGCATTTCGCAAGACATTTTTTGACGCAACAGAAGGCCGCAATTCGTCGCTTCTCGTGCAAGCGCGTGACCTCGTCATCAATTATAAAGCGCGCGAATTGAAAGTTGCGCCGCGGGCGACGGAAATCATCAGACTATATCCTTGGGAGATCAAGGAAAAAGAATTATCTGGAGCGTTCCGAGAGATCGAATATCCATCGACTGGGGAAGACGGCGATTATGACGCGCCGATAGAATTTCTGGAACAGCATCGTCGTTGCGATTTAGATGATGATGGGTATGAAGAACCGTATATAGTAACGGTTCACAAGGAATCGTCCAAGGTTGTACGGATCGTAGCGCGCTATGAAATGGAAGGGATAAAATATAATTTTACAAAAGGTAAAATAATTAAGATTGAACCGGTACATTATTATACTCAATATAATTTCCTTCCTAATACAGATGGCGGAATATATGGGCTTGGCTTTGGCCAATTGCTCAAATCATTGAATGAAAGCATCAACACGACGCTAAATATGATGCTTGATGCAGGTCATTTGCAAGTTGTCGGTGGCGGGTTCGTTGGCAAAGGACTATCGATGAATTCGGGTCAGGTCCGCTTTCTGCCTGGCGAATGGAAGCCGGTTAACGCAAGCGGGCAGGCAGTGAGAGATGCATTCGCGCCGTTGCCGGCGCCAGGGCCGAATGCCGTGCTGTTTCAGCTTCTCGGTCTGTTAATCGAGGCGGCAAAGGAAGTCGCTGGCGTCAAAGATGTTCTGAGTGGGGAGACGGTAGCCGGAAACACGCCAGCGACGACGATGCTCGCCATGATCGAGCAAGGGCTTAAGACGTTCACGGCAATCTATAAGCGCATTCATCGGTCGCTCAAGGATGAATTGGCGAAGCTCTATCGCCTGAATCGCCTTTATCTCGAAGAGGAAACGAGCTACAAGGTCGGATCGGAATGGAAAAAGATCACGCGCGCTGATTACGAGAAAGGCTCTGGCGTTGAACCTGTGTCCGACCCGACGATGGTGACGGACATGCAGCGTTTGGCTAGGGCGCAATTCTTAATGCAGTTTGCGGCCGACCCGACGATGGACGGTCAGAAGATCAAGCGACGCTTACTACAGGCCGCGAGCATCGACCATGTCGCGGAATTGTTCCTTGCGAGTCCGCCGCCGAACCCGGCGATCGTCAAGACCATGCTAGAAATCCAGCTTAAGAAGCAGGAAGTCGATATGAAACAAGCCGAGAAGGAAGCATCATTGCAGCTTCGCGCTCGGCATGATGCGGCGTTGATCGAGGGTGAACAGGCGAGAGCGCTTCTAGCCCGCGCGCAGGCGATTCTGGCGCTGGCGAGTGCGGACAAGGCGGTGGGGCAGACGGACGTGGCTTGGGCGGCGCATCAACTCGAAGTGATTCGGACACAAATGGACGCGATGGCCAATGCGGGGATTGACACGACGGCGGCGGCGATCGATCCGAATGCACAGCCTAACGTGACGGCCGGGATTGCTTCGGCGCCAGCGCAAGGCGCCCCAACGGCGTCTTCCGGAGGGCCGTCACAATGATCTCGGGATTGCCGAAAGACATAACCGAAACGGATTTTCAGCTTTGGAAGCATCATCCGGTCAGCGAGCTATTCCTCCGCTTCGCCGAGGACTTCCGCGCGCAGTTGATCAAAGAACATCTATCCGACTGGCACACAGGCAAGATAGACCAAATTCGCGATCTTGAAATCAGAGGTCGAGTGGCGCAGCTCACTGACATCATGGAGCTGTCGTTTAGCTCGATTGAGCAGTTCTATCCCGAACAAGAGGGAAAAGAAGATGACACTTGACGAAGTGAAGTCGATAGCTAAAGACATTGGCGTCGATGTTATGTGTTCGCGCTACGGCGGCATGTTTCATGTGATGGCGCGCGTCGACGCCAGCGACAAATGCCCGATAGATGAAGTTGGAGAACGCTGTTCAAAACTGCTCTATAAACTGGCGGATGGGAAGATTGCGTACATAAGACAGCCACCCACGGTTGAGTCATTCAAGGACTTTGAGCGGGGCGCAATGGTTGTCTATGGATATACGCGATTTTCATTCTCAGAAAATAGCGGAGATTGGATTTACACATCCGGAGATCAGTCCATTAAATACGTGGGTTTTGGAGCATACAATGCAACCGAAAATGATCAAAGCCGCGAACAGGAATGAATTCATTCTCGCGGATTACAACGGCAAGAACGAGTCTGGCTATCTGCCATTGGGAGATTCTGTCCTTGTCGCTTTCGACGTGGCGTCCGATGTGACGAGCGGCGGAATTATCTTGCCGGAGGACATGACGGAAAAAATGACACTCAGCGCCGAGACCGGCGTTATCGTGGCGCTTGGCTCAGACGCGTTTTTATGGAATGGCGATCGGACGCGCAAATGGGAAGGGACGAAGCCCCATCCCGGCGATCGGGTGTACATGGAGCGATATTCCGGGCAACTTTTGCATGGCGATGACGGCAAGATTTATCGACTGTGTTCGGACAAGTGCATCGGGGCCGTGAGAGCGGAGACGGCCAAATGAGCGCGGAAGGCTCAGCCGCCAGCGCCATCGTCAAGGCCCTAGAAACGGAATTATCGTGTCGTTTCATGATCGTCCCTGGGCTACCGATGGCATTTTCTAACACCGGAGAGCCGTATATCGCCTTCGACCAAGATGGAATTATCGATGGCGGATTTCTTGGACCGCAGCGAGAAAAAAGCCCGCGTGGGTCGGCTGAACAGGCGTTAATCGCGTTGACGATGCACATCGCCGGTTATTGTGCTGGGAAAACCGGGGCACTCTATTGGCGTGTCATGCCAGAGTTCGAGCAAGAGACACCCAAATCTGGCTGGACGGCTTATGCCCGTCTTCTGGTATCGGATAGGCCGGTTATTTGGGCGACTCCGACGGATTACGACCGATCATTTAAGGAGGCTAAATAATGGCAGTTAAGGCGGATGCCGAACAAGCGGCGGCCGAAACCGTCGCTGAACCGACAGGGCAGCCGGTTGACATTGAAGCACGCGCATTCCGAATGGGATGGCGCCCGAAGGACCAATACAAGGGTCCGGAAGCAGACTGGATTCCTGCCGACCAATTTGTCGAGCGCGTGACCGAAACGCTTCCTGTGCTCAAACGCACGCTCAAGACCATGGAAGAGCGTAGCGAACGATTGGAGCGTAAGCTCGCCGATACCGAGCAAGTCCTTGTGGATTTCCGCGAATATGCGACGCGAGCCGATATGCGGGCGTATGAGAAGGCCAAAAAAGAATTAATGGCCCAACGCGACGTGGCCATTCAGCATGCGGATATCGAAACCGTCCGTTCTGTCGAGACGCAGATCGCCGACCTTGACAAGACCGCGAAGCCATCGGCGCCGGTTGAAAAAAGGTCAGCAGCCGAGACAGATCGCGCCGTTGCGCCCGATCCGGCGATCACGGAATGGGTTGCGGAAAATTCATGGTTCAATTCTGACAGTCTTTTGCATGGCGTGGCGCAAAGCATCGATGTCGCTATTCAGACAGAAAAGCCAGGTCTGCCGATCCGCGACCGCCTCGCCATGGTCAAGGAGGAAGTTCAGCGGCGATTCCCCGAAAAATTCGGCAATCCGAGACGGGAGGCGGCGAGCGCGGTATCGGGTTCCAATGGTGTGACGCCGAGACGCCCTGCTGCCAAGAGTTATGAAAATTTGCCGGCCGAGGCCAAGAAGGCGTGCGATAAGATCGTTGCGCAATTCAAAGGTCACAAGAAACCGTTCACGCGCGAAGAATATGTCGCGAATTACGATTGGGGCGATCAATGAGCGATGACACAGAAAACCGCATCGATGGGCGTACTCGTGAGGCACGCGCGATCCGTTCCAGCTCGGCGCCGCCAGCGGAACCGCAAGCAACCGCGGCTGTCCCGACATCGTCTGATGTCGAACCGTTAACGCGGTCTTCACGTCGTCCGTTCGGCGCCATGGCGCAGAAGCTGGCCTATCCTCCGCGCACCGGCTTTCATCGTCATTGGTTCAACGACAATCCCGGGCGCATCGACTTCGCCGTGGAAGAGGCTGGATATAAGCATGTCGTCGATGCAAAAACCGGCAAGAATGTTTGCCGCGTCGTAGGCACTCGCGAAGGCGGCGCGCCCATAACTGCTTTTCTGCTTGAAATTCCCGAAGAATGGTTTAATGATGACATGGCGAGGTATGAGCAGGAAGCCGCTTCTCGCGATGACGCCATTCGTCGGGGCCAGGTCATAGCAAAACGACCTGAGGATCAGAGCAAATTCTATCCTAGCGCCCAAGGCAGGAATATCCAGATCAGGACGCCACGCCGCTAGCCATTGAGCGCGGCTCTGCAATCGGCGCAGATATTCGGACCGATAAACGTCGAAGACGATACCAAGCCCGTCGGACGATTCGCGCGTTAGACCATTTGGCCTGACGCTCACGCAATTCGTTTGGCAAGGAGCTGTGCCATGGCTAACGCCAATGCACCTCGCGGGCTCATTCCGTATCGCCGCACATCGGGCGAGCCGTACAATGGGGCCGCCAATATCTACTATGTTCCGGCGAATGTGGCCGTCAATCTGTTCGTCGGCGACCCGATCCTGCTTGTGGCGGGAACGGCGGACGGAAACGGCATTCCCGGCGTGACGATCGCGGCGGCCGGCAACGGGACCGATACGGGCATTGCGACCTACGGCGTCATGGGCGCCATGGTGGGCATCGTCTCGGGCGGCGAGCCGATCATCGGCATTGTGCAGAATTCTACCGTCTATCATCCGGCGAGCACGGCGGGCTATATCCTCGTCGCCGATGACCCTGGGCTGCTGTTTTGGGCGCAGGAAAACGGCAACATGGCCGGCACCGGGCCTGCGGGCTCGTATCTCGGGCCAGGCAAGAATGTCGACCTTGCCTCCGGCACGGGTTCGACAACGACGGGATATTCCGGGTGGACGCTCAATTCGTCTTCTCTTTCCGCCAACGCGCTGCAAATGCGCGTTATCCGCATGTTGGAACAGGCTGACAACGCTCTCGGCTCCTATGCCAAGTGGCTCTGCCAGATCAACCTGAGCCAGCTCATCTCCACCACCGGCACCTAAGGGAGAAGTTCCATGGCCGTAATCACCACTGGCACCCATCCCAAAGCACTCTGGCCCGGCATCAAGGCTTGGTGGGGACGTTCCTACGACGAGCATATCCAGGAATGGAGCGACTTGTTCGAACAGGACACTTCGGACAAGGCGTATGAGGAAGAGGTCGAAATCACCGGCTTTGGCCTCGCCCCGGTCAAGCCCGAAGGCACCGCCATCGTTTACGACACGGAAACGCAGGGCTCTATCACCCGGTATACGAACGTCGCTTACGCTCTGGGCTATATCGTTACCTATGAAGAGTTGAAGGACGATCTCTACGAAGTCGTGTCGAAGCGCCGGGCTCAGCAACTCGCCTTTTCGATGCGCCAGACCAAAGAAAACATCGCGGCGAATGTCTACAACCGCGCGTTCACCGCGGCCTACACCGGCGGCGACGGGACGTGCATGATCAACAATGCGCATCCCACGGTTTCCGGCAATCAGTCCAATCTCTTGACCACGGCGGCGGACTTGTCCGAAACCGCGATTGAAGATTTGCTGATTCAGGTTGGTTTGACCGTCAACTCACGCGGGATGAAAATCTCGGCGCTCGCCCAGAGCTTGCACATTCCGTACCAGCTCATCTTCGAAGCGAACCGGATTTACAAGTCCGTTCTCCAGAGCGACACGGCGAACAACAATATCAACGTCATGCGAGCCATGGGCGCCTTCCCGAAGGGCATCTTCGCCTCGCATTATTTCGCCTCGGCGACGGCGTGGTTCATTCGAACCAATGTACCGCGTGGCATGACGTGGTTCGAGCGCGAGGCGATAAGCTTCGACCAAGATAATGACTTTGACACAAAGAACGCCAAAGCAGCTTGCTACGAAAGATACTCATGCGGCTGGTCGGACTTCCGCGGTATATATGGGACTCCTGGCGTATAGGTGTTCCGACAAGTCAATGCAGCGGGCGAACCGATTATGCCCGCTGCCCGACGCGAAGAACGCATAGGCCTCTAGGAGGCTTAAATCCTAGCGCAAGCGGCCCGTGAAGCGCATTTTGTGTCCCTGGCGGGGTAAGCCGAGGTTCGAGTCCTCGGGGCACTCATAGGAGAGACGGCAATGGGTTTCACCAATTTTCCATTCGGCATTACGAGCTTTGGTGTCCCGACGATGGGGATGGCGAGCATTCCGCCGACGAGCGGAAGGGTCTGGTTTGTTAACTCCAACACTGGCCTCGATGGAAACGCGGGAAGCTTTGCCCAGCCGCTCGCGACGACGGCGCGAGCGATTGTTTTGGCGTCCGCTGGCGATGTTATCGTATGGATGGCCGGCCACGCGGAAAAGATTACGGCCGCCGGAAGCATTACGGTCAACAATAACGGGTTGACGTTCTGGGGACTTGGCGAAGGCAAGACCGCGCCGACGTTCACCTCGACAACCTCGACTGCGGCGACCTTCCTCATTTCGGCGGCAAATACCGTCATTGGCGGCAACGTCAATGCGATTTGCAACATCGCGAGCCAGGTCACGTTTTTCTCGGTCACGGCGGCAAACGTCTCGATCGACGTGACGATTTACGATACTTCCGCGACGGTCGGGCTGTTGTCGGATGTCGTAGCGACTTCGGCTGCGGCCAATCTGACGCTCAACATCGACCACGTCGGCTTTACCGCGTCGGTGCTTGGAACGTCGATGATCATCCTCACGGGTGTTGTCAACGGCAACATCACCGTGAATGCCTATGGTGCGTGGGCCACGGCGGTCGTCGATTTTGCAACGACGGCTTGCGTTAATATCCAGGTCCAGGGCTATTTTTACAACTACACTGGAGCGCTGTCACACGATGTCGTCGATACGATCGCAGGCTCGACGTGGTTTGTCGATGGCTTCGATGGCGTCGGCGGTTATCCCTTCTCGGGTGGTTCCGGGTCGGCTGTGGCGGCGATCTTGCCGGCCGCATTGAACGTACCGACCGCAAATGCAACGACGAACGCGACCGAGCGCGACGTTATCGGCAATAAGACCGACACCGAACTCTTCACGCCGAGCAGCACGGCGTCGCTTGTGGCGATGGTCAAGGGTATCTTGGATACCGCTGATCGATGCGCTATTTCCTCGGTGACAGGCGTTCTTGCGACGGGAACCACGATCTTTACGATTGCGGGTGGCCCGATCGAGCTGCTTTATATCTGCTCGATGTGTACGACTGGCGGTGACGCTACGGCGGCGACGCTGCTTTATACGACGACGCCGACGGGTCTTTCCGCGGTCCCGATCTCGACGGCGTCCGCTTCGGTTGCTAGCGCACCAGTCAATGCCACCGTCACCTATGCCGGTACCGGTTCGGCGGCGCAGGCGGTTTACAGCGCCAGCGGCACTCAGTTGCTTGCCTCGACGGTAGTGGGATCAGCCGTCATCATTCCCCCCGGCACTATCAAGATCACGGTAGGTTCGGGCCCGACGACTACGGGAACATGGAGCCATTACATCAAATATCGCGCCATGGGGCCGGGCATCACGGTTTCGTAATGGTCTCTCTGGCGCGCTCTGGAAAGGGCGCGCCGTTCTCGATAGGAGGCTCTTATGGCCGACGCTTTGTCGATTTCGCTCTACGACGGCGCCCGCAATTGCCAATTGAAGGTGGTGGACGTTTCCGACGGCACCGGCCTGTCGGCCTATGTCATCTTGACGGCTTCGGCTCTGAAGCCCAATCCGGGCGCCCACATGAAAATCAGGAGGATCAAATACTCGATCCTCAATATGTATGTGCGTCTGCAATGGGCGGGCGCTACGCCGGGCGATATCGCCTATATCGGGCAGGGCATGGATATTCTCGATTTTACCGACGATTATGCGGGCGGCTTTCCGAACAACGCGGTGACGCCGACGGGCAATATCACCATGACCACGAGCGGTCAGGTCAACGGATCGGGATGCACGATCACGCTCGATTTGATCAAGGGAGTTTGATCAATGAAATCGCTCGCTCTTCGCGCGGTCTCGGCGCTGGCGTTTGTTCTCGCGCCAGCGCTGGCTTTTGCGCAGGCGCTCAATCCTGTATCCCCGCAAGCGGCGGCGAGCGGGGGCTACTCCTATTCCCACATCGCGGCGGGAACGGCGGCGACGTTTGTGATCAAGGCGAGCGCCGGCTGGCTGCATTCGATATGCTATAATGGCCCATCGACCGCGTCGAACGTAACGACGGTTTACGACAACGCGACGGGGTCGGGAACTGTTATCGCCGTGCCGCTGACGACAGGAATTGCCGTGCCGGGATGCGAGATTTTCGATATTGGATTCGTCAATGGACTGACGATCATCACCGGAACGGCAAACGGCAGCGACATGACGGTTTCGTTCAAATAATTATTGGGCTTATTTCAGGTGGGCCATGGGAACGAAACTACGCTATAAGCCGGGATCGTTCTATCGTGTAGACGATTTGACGGGTTTTCCGGAACGCGCCGAAGCGACGAAAAAGACGTGGCAAGGATATTTCGTTCGGACGAAGTCATGGGAACCGCGAAATGCACAAGACTTCGTGCGTGGTCGTCGTGATGACCAGACGGTTCCGGAACCGCGGCCTCGGCAGACCAACATATTTCTTGGCTACAGTACGACGTTAGCCGTGTCGGCTCCTATTCAATCGACAACGATATATCCCGCGACTTGGATTCCAGTCGCGGTCGGAAATGTTCTGACCATCATTCTTGAAGACGGATCAAACTTCTTTGTCGCAGTTGTCGCGGTAGGAGGGGATTACAGCCCCGATTTCAATCAAGATTTTCTCCTCGTCGACGCTTTGGGCATTGCCCAGCCATTGCCGCAGCCGGCAGCAAATGGAGCGCTTGTGACCAATACCGCATACGCTGGCGTTCAACCTCAGTCTTATCCTGGAGGCGGGGTATCATGAGCATCGCGTCCAGCACATACTCTCCCACGGTCGATACGATCATCCGGCGCGCGTTGCGCCAATGCATTGCTATCCAATCCGGCGAGACGCCTGGCGCACAGGAATACAGCGACGCCTTTGATGCGCTCAATGCTATGGTGGCGGAATGGCAAGCGACGGGGTTGCATCTTTGGACGGAAACCGAGGGGGTTCTGTTCACGCAGCCTAATCAAATTTCATATTCGCTTGGCGGGACAAACACTGATTTTAGCTGCACCGATGCGAATTGGGTGCAGACATCGCTTTCGGCCAACGCGCTTGCCGCGGCAACTTCGATCCCACTCGCTTCTACGGCCGGGATCAACAGCGGCGACAATATCGGGATTTTGCTGTACACGAACGCGCTGTTTTGGACGACGGTTACGGCGCCCCCATCGGGAGGCGCGGTCACGATTGCGACAGGATTGCCCTCTCCGGTCAATGTCGGTTCGATCGTCGTCGATTACGCGCCAGCCTATAAATTCACGCGCCCATTGCGCATTATGGACGCGAGACGATTTTATCTTTCCTCTGGGATCGAGACGCCGTTGATTCGCATGGCTCGTCTCGATTATCGAGACTTGCCTGACAAGCTTTCGACGGGAACGATCACGCAATATTTCTATGACCCGCAATTGGCGATTGGCAAAAATTGGCTATGGCCAGCGCCGCCCGATTCTCTCAGTGCAATGAAATTCACGGCGCAAACGGCTTTGCTCGATTTTGCCAACGCGAGCGATACGCCGGATTTTCCCCAGGAGTGGCTTAACGCGCTTGCTTGGAATCTGGCTGAGGAACTTGCTCCAGAATATGGCGTTGGCCAGCAGCGCATGGGCGTCATTGCGGCAAAGGCGGCAAAATCGTTGGAGATCGTCCAGGGATGGGACCGCGAGCCCGAGAGCGTATATTTCGGCGTCAATTTTGATCAGACGGGGCGATAGGGCATGGACCCGATTCGCATTCCTTGGGCGACGCAGAGCTATAAGCTCGATGCGCTCCCAGTTTCATCGCAACGATGCGTCAATTATTATGCTGAGCGCGAACCACAGGACGCCAAAGACACAATTTCGGTTTTGGCCAGCCCTGGAATTCTACCATGGGTGACCGTCGGCAACGGTCCAATCCGCGGCGCCAACGTAATGAACAACGTGCTTTACGTTGTTTCGGGAAATGCACTGTATTCGGTTAGCGTCGCTGGCATCGTCACGCGTCTGGGTACTGGCATAGAGGGCTTTGGCGTCGTGTCGATGGCCAATAATGGATTCCAGGTCGAGATTGTCAATGGCGTCGGAGGATGGGTTTATGCGCCGAAATCGACATTTTACGCAACGGCCGCCGTTCCAGTAAATGGCGGAAGCGATTTTGCGGTTGGCGATCAAGTGACGATCGGAGGGGGAATCTACTCGACCGCCGCGATCCTGCAAGTCGATAGCGTTCTTGCCCCCATTTCGGAAATTGCAATTTATGTCGCCGGTTCTTATACGGTGCTCCCCTCTAATCCAGTCAGTCAAGCAAGCACGTCCGGGCAAGGCAGCGGAGCAATTTTTGATATTACATGGGGTTCGACAAGCCCCTACGTTGCCTCGACAGCGGCGCTCGTCTTCGGGGGGGCCAACTATCAAGTCGGCGACACCATCCCAATTGCTGGAGGAACCTCGACGACGCAATTAGTCCTCGAGGTCACGGCAGTGGGCAATGGGGCGATTGAAAGCGTGGATATCAGCACGGCGGGACAATATAGCGAGACGCCTCCTAATCCGGCAAATGAGATTTCGACGACGGGAGTTGGAAACGGCGCGGAATTTACGATGACGTGGGGTGGTCCTCCTCTTGGGTTTACAAACATCTCTGAGAACGCAAATTTCAACGCTGCCAATACGGTAACGTTCTATGACGAATATTTCGTCTTAGATTGGGCTGGTACAAATCAATGGTTTTATTCCGCCATTCTTGACGGAACCACATATAACGCCTTGGACTATAACACAGCCGAGGTCGATTCCAGTTATGTGCTGGCTACAGTCAATCAACAGGAAAACTTGTTGATATTTAAGCAGAGATCGATCGAAACATGGTACGATACCGGAGCGAACAACGATCCGTTTTCACGTTATGACGGTGCGACGATCGAGAGAGGATGCGCGGCGTCATTGGCAATAGTCAAGGAAGACAATGCCGTATTCTTTCTTGGTAACGATTTGATATTATATCGCTTGGACGGAGTGCTATTGAGGCGGATGAGCACGTTTGCAATAGAAAAGACATGGGCGACGTATCTATTGATTTCAGACGCTAACGTATTCTCATATACATTTGGTGGACATAAATTCATTGTCGTTACCTTCCCAAGCGCCAATGCGACTTGGATATTCGATATTGCGTCAAATCTATGGCATGAGCGTGTTTCCTATGTCGCCGCGACGCCGTTTTCTGGACGCTGGCGAGGAAATTGTTCGGTCGTATTCAACGAACAGACCTTGATTGGAGATTCTATGAGCGGCCAGATCGGCTATCTCTCGGATACGACGTACACCGAGTTCGGCTCGCCGATGATCGGATTGATGGATTCGCCGCCGGTTCACAAGGACCGAAAACGGGTGTTCATTTCGAAGTTGGAAATCAACATGGAGACTGGCGTCGGGCTTCAAACGGGACAAGGAGCAAATCCACAGGTCATGCTGCAGGTCTCGCGCGATCAAGGACGCACCTATGGACTTTTCCAGATGTGGCAAAGCTTGGGAGCGATCGGCGCTTATGCGACGCGCTTGATTTGGAAGAAAATGGGGAAGGCGCGGGATTGGCGGTTTAGGGTCACGATTTCCGATCCCGTCCCGAGAAATTTCATCGATACATTCATCACGGCCGATTTGGAGGAGGTTTAATGGCTGCGATCATTCCTCCGAACGCCACGATTGCTTTCGTCCAAGCCGGCGCCGCGCAATCGCTCGTCTTGACCGCGCAGGCGTTTCGCTTTCTGACAAACATCTGCGCGGCGATCAACGGCACGACAGCGAGCGGAGTATCGCAAAATGTGTTAGGAAACGGCGTGACGATAAGTGCCGGTTCTGGCTCGCCAAACGGCCGTGTTGCTGGTAACATCGGCGATCTCTATGTGAATACGAATGGCGGTTCCGGACAAACGCTTTGGGTTAAGGAATCTTCTTCCGGACTTAAAGTGGGATGGGGGAATAAATGATCAGCCTCGTCAGGGCGACGGATGCGGTCAGGATTAACGAGATCATCAATGATCCGTCGATCTATCCATTCGTGCATGGTCAAAGCGAAGGGCCGCTTGATCTAACGCTTCCTCTTGCCGATGATCGCAATGTTGCGCTGCTTGGACAATGGGGAGGGGTCATTCTCGATCAGCAGCAGCCGGGAATTTACGAGGCTCATGTCCAGGCGCTTCCGCGGGGTCGTGGAGCATGGACCGTAGAGATGGCTCGTGCCGCCTTGGCATGGGCTTTTACGCATACCGAAGCCGTCGAAATTCTCATTCGGGCGCCAAAAGGTTTCGACGCGGCCAAAGCGCTTGTCGAAGCGATCGGAGCCAAGTTTCAATTTCGCGCCGAGCGCGGCTGGATTATGGACGGCGAGATCATCTACGCCGATATCTATTCGCTCGTCATTCAGGATTGGATGCTCGCCGCACGAGAAATGACGGAGATCGGCGCGTCCTATCGGACCGGCATCGATGCGGAGTATGAACGTCTCAGCGCGCCGCGCGCGGTTCGCGACGTTGACGAGGCCGGAGACCGTTTTGTCGGTTGCGCCGTCGAGATGATCCGATGCGGACAGCCCGACAAGGGCGCGGTTTTCTATAATCGGTGGGCGGCAATGGCGAACCGAAGCCCGATTGCAATCGTCAATCGAGAACCATTGATGATCGACATCGGCGATTGCGTGTTGGAATTGCACGGCAGTCATTTCTTTATTTTCTCGCTCGCTTCAAAAACGGAGCATTAAGCAGTGCGGCCATTCATCGTGTTCGCTCTACCAAGAAGCCGGACGGCTTGGCTGTCACGGTTTCTAAGTTATCGCGAATGGAATTGCGGCCATGATGAACTGCGCCATATGCGTTCGCTCGACGATGTAAAGGCATGGTTTTCGCAAAATTACACAGGAACCGTCGAAACAAACGCTGCGCCATGGTGGCGCTTGGTGATGAAATACCGTTCCGATCTTCACGTCGCCGTTGTCCGGCGACCTGTTCCGGAAGTTGTCGATAGCGTCATGGCGCTTGATATGCAGGGCGTCTTTTCGTTCGATCGCCGTGCGTTGGCAGAGCAAATAATGCGCTTGGATGCGAAACTTGATCAGATCGAACGTCGCGTTACGAATGCGCTTTCTATCCGATTTGATGAATTGGCCGACGAAAGAACTTGCGTTCGTCTTTTCGAGCATTGCCTGCAAATGCCCTACGATGGCGCATGGTGGGCTTCTCTCGCTTCGATCAATATTCAGTGCTCAATGCCGGCAATGGTCCGCTACGCCCGTGCTTATGCGCCGCAAATGGCTAGACTGGCGGCGCAAGCAAAGCAAGTCATCCTCGCCGATATGGCGGGACATCCGGTCGTGGTCCCGAATGGCGTTACGATCGCAGAAGAACGATTCGATGTCTTTCTTCGCGATGGCGCGCGACTTTTCGCCGAGCATTCCTGCGCCGTCGGGGAATCTCCAGATTCTTTCCTGCAAAAGAACATTCCAGTCATGCGGGCAATCGAGCAACGTGACGACATGCAAATCGTTACGGCTCGATCCAATGGACGAATGTTCGGTTATCTCATGACGATCCTCTGTCCGTCGCTTGAATCGACGACGATCCGATCCGCAATTCACACGGCGTTTTTTGCTTCGTCGGAATTTCCTGGCCTCGGCTTGAAGTTGCAACGAGCTGCGCTGCCGCCGTTGCGGCGACGCGGCGTAAGCGAGGTTTTCTTTCGCGCTGGTCCACGAGGTTCTGGGCCTCGAACAGGCGTTCTTTACCAGCGCCTTGGAGCGGCGCATGATGGTGAAATATATCGTCTTTCCCTTGAGGAGGCCTAAATGGGCGTTGGGGCGGCAATTCTCGGCGCTTCGGCGATTGGTGGAGCGGCGTCGCTCGCCTCTGGTCTGATCGGCTCTAACGCGGCGTCGAAGGCCGCTGGCGAGCAAGCCACGGCTGCGCAGAATGCGCTGAACACGCAAGTCTCGGCGGAGAACACGTCGCTCGCCGCCCTCGCTCCTTACAATCAGGTCGGGACGGGCGCTACCAATAGCTTGGCCAATCTCTACGGCATCGCCTACAACGCGACGGGCAGCGCGGCCCCGACTACGTCATCGACTGGAGTTGTAACCCCAGGAAACGTCAATGCGACCGTTTCGAGCGCCGGGGGCCAGAGCGCCATCAATGCGGCGATGACAAATTTCACTAAGTCTCCAGATTATCAATTCGCTTTTCAGCAGGGAATGCAAGCGCTTGATCGGTCGGCCGCTGCTTCAGGGAATCTACAATCTGGCGGCCAGGTCAAGGCCGCTCAGCAATATGGCCAAGGCCTCGCATCGCAGCAATTTGGAAATTATTTCAGCCGACTGCTCTCCTTGTCTCAGATCGGACAGAGCGCGGCGGCGGGGACGGCGAGCAATTCGCTTAACGCTGGCAATTCGCAGGCCAATTCGCAACAGGCGATTGGACAAGCTCAGGCTTCCGGCACGGTGGGGTCGGCGAATGCCTTATCGTCGGCGCTGACGGGTGCTGCGGGAAGCGTGACGACGCCGCTCTTGCTTGGCGCGCTCAGCGGAAATCTCGGCGGCGCGAACAATCTCATGAGCGCATACAGCACAAATGTGAACAATTATCTCGGGACGGAAAATCAGACGAGCGGCCTATTGTCCAGCCTTGGGATAGGATCGTAAAATGCCGGATATTAACGATTCCATCGCTTTAGGAGTTCAGCCCACCAAGGCTCCTGATGT